CAGGCTCAACGTGAAGCTGACAGTCTCAATAAGAGAGACCCGGAAGCACTTTATTATGTTATTACTGAAGAGGTGCAACAAGAGGTGCAATGAAAAGTGTTATCCGAACAAGTTCTAGAACGTCGCAGGTGGAAGAATAAACTTTACGACAAGTTGCTGACGTCATCTATCCTACGAGTGCTACCAGACTACATCGAGAAAGGTAAGCTGACTATCGATGTTGGGGGCAACAGTGGGTATCAAACATATTTCCATGCTAAGTATAATAACGTGGTTACCTACGAGCCAGTTCCTGAGCTGTTTAAAGTACTGCAGCATAATCTGAAAGGGCTAGATAATGTCACGCTGATTAATAAGGCGGTTACTGATACCGACCGTGATATTACTCTGCACGTTGATATAAACCGGCTATCAATGACTAGTCAAATGCCACTAGTGGAATCCGAGGCTATTACAGTACCTGGTGTAGCGTTGGATAATGAAGGGTTCGATCATGTCGCTAATCTGGTTGGTTTTGTTAAGGTTGATGTAGAGGGCTATGAGCTAGATGTATTGGAAGGGTGTAAAAACCTTGTCAATCAACACCGCCCTACTATGATGGTCGAAGTATATCAGCCATGGTGTGATAAGGTAGGGTTTGATAGCGAGCAGATATTCGATTACTTTGACAGTCGTGATTATACGATTAAATACTATGATAGCGAAAACGTTTGTATGGTCGACTGCTCCATAGCACAGGCAGTAGATGCCGTCCATAACTTACACCATTTGCATGATGGTGACTTTCTATTTGTGGCTAATTAACATGGCACATTTCAGCTTAGACAAAAAGTTTATTTTTATCCACGTTCCTAAGACCGGGGGGGTAGCAATCCTTGATTACCTTAACCGCGTAAAGGATATACAAAAGGTTCAGGATATCCGGGATGCTATGGGTAAGCCTAGGTCTGGGTGGGATGATAATCATTACTATTACAGTACTACCATGGATACTCTATGGGCGCATTATGACTACGCGGAAACATTTAATGACTTTAGTGTGTTTGGTGTAATACGCAACCCTTTTGATAGAATGGTATCGATGTATTTGCACCGGTTGAGAAAACCAAAGTATAACACTGCTGATGATAATAGGGTGCTAGCAAGGGGGTTTGAATACTGGCTGTGTAATACTCGGCACCGTGCTGATAAGCATATTACTAGAAGGTCGCAGATGGAATGGTTTGACAATTGTGTTAATCCGCAGCTGATCTGTCAGAGTCAGTTAAACACCGAGTGGTTAAAGAAAGTATCTAATACACCACTTATGGAAGGCGCGTTGCCTATAAAGCATACAAGCGGTAAGGCGATATCTTCTTATGATCATTATCATACTGAAGTGACAGTTGATTATATTAACGAGCACTTTGCTAGGGATATTGAATGGGGCAACTATAAGAGTCCTAAGGTACTATACGAGGTGTAGTGTGGATAAGGAAGAGTTGTTGATTATTACTATGGAAGAGTGTGGTGAGCTGATTCAGGCGTGTAGTAAAGTAATGCGATCCGGTGGTAAGAAAAAGTATACTAAAAATTTGCGTGAGGAGATATGTGATGTGTTGTTGATGTGTGATCTGCTTAAGCAATATGGATATTATAGTGATCACGATGTTGATAAACGTAACGCTATAAAGAGAGAGAAGTTACGTAGATGGAGTAGTTTGGATGTATGAGTTTACTAGTGAAAGTGTTAGCAGTTGACTTGTCTTTATAATGAGTACAGTTGGCAATACAGCTATACTGCCATACGGTACTACTCCTCAGTCACCGGTTATTACTCTGCCTGATACATTAGCGTTTAAGAATGATCGTACTAGGGAAGCAGCTAATTACTTTGATAGTGCACTACATGAGCTTAACGAGCGGTATAATCAGTTAGTAGCGCTAGCCAAAGACAGTGAGATGGTGTATAATGCTAGGTACAATTTTGTTCCTAAGGTAGGGTTTACCTATTACCTTTATGATACCGGTAAAGATTATTTACTGACGTTAATTGATGATTGGGACAAGTATCGGTTTATCGGTGCTTTTACTTTAACTAATGATAATGTATGGAAGAGAGTAGATGGGTCTGGGTGATGATTTAATGTGGCTTGGTGAGGCCGCGCGCGTTCATAAGCATAACAAGGATGCCGTGATTCATGATGGGCGGGAATTGAGTTCGATGTGGAATGGCCATGATTGGATCGTTGCCCCTGACTATAGTGGTCCCAAGAAAAAGATGCTGGTACCAAGAAAGCCAAACGGTAACAGGTGGTATATTGATGGGTGGGCGCCTGGTAGGATCATTTACAAGAACTACAAACCAATACCAGCACCATATAGAATTGCGACCAGTGAGTTAAACGAAGCCGCGCGCATTCTAAAGCAGCATGGTATTACGCCTGGTGAAAAGTTTGTAGTAATAAACCCAGATACTAAAAACACTACGCTCGCTAGTAATAAGGACTGGGGATTCAAAAAGTGGCAAGCACTTGCTGATCTACTAGCTCCCCACATTAAAGTATTGCGTATCAAGCCAGCATCGTCCGTTAAAGACGTTTCAGGTCATGTCGCGTACGATAAGAAACATATCAACAATGCGATCAACGTTGAAGTTGATAATGTGCGAATTGCTTTTGCTATGATGGCTGGATCTGCTTGTATTGTTACTAGTGAGGGTGGCGTCCATCATTTTGCTGCAGCAATCAATAAGCCAGCGTTTGTTTTATACGGAGGTGTGATACATCCTGATCAGACTGGGTATGATGATCGTGATCAAACGTATTACGTTTATGATCATCCAGATACTCCTTGTGGTAGTCAGGTTGAGTGTAGCCATTGTCGCGAAGCAATGGATATGATCGATCCTAAAATGATAGCAGACGATGTACTCGAGTATATAAACCAATGAGAATTATAGCAGGACCATGTCAACACGAGAACTATGATCACAGCGAGTCGATTGCTGTCCATTGCAGCAACGTGTGTAATGCATACGGATTAGACTACTACTTTAAAGCATCATACGATAAGGCAAACAGATCATCCGCAGGCAGTATGAGGGGGATCGGTATTGATAATACCCTTATCGACTTTATGAGGCTCAAAGATAATTGGTCAATCAAAACTTTAACTGATGTCCATAGCGTCACCGACATTGATATTATCGTTGACAATTATAATCAAACGTTGGATGTTATACAGATACCTGCTTTCTTGAGCAGACAGAGTGATTTGATCGCGGCCGCTGTATCAACAGATAAGATTGTCAACATCAAGAAAGGACAATGGATGGCTCCGTGGGATGTCAAAGGGGTACTAAGTAAGAGCGGTACAGACAATGTGTGGATCACAGACCGCGGTACTTCGTTTGGATACAACACCTTAGTTGTCGATTTCACCGGTATTAGGTACATGCTAGATAACTATAATGTCCCTGTTGTGATCGATTGTACTCACGGTGTGCAGCGACCAGGTGGTAACGGTGATGTCTCTGGTGGCAACAGAGAGTATGCACCATACCTAGCATATGCGGGCGTAGCGGTTGGTGTCGATAACTTCTTCCTAGAAGTACACGATGATCCAGACAATGCACCTAGTGATGGTCCAAACATGATTAAGTTAGACGATTTCGAAAAAGTGATCGAAAAGATTGTTGCGATAAAGGAAGCATTATGAAACAAGGTAAAGTGTGGGGTGAAACAACGCTGGTTGCATTGGTACCAGGTGTATTGGAGTTTCACCGTATTGAAGCTAAGAAAGGTGGTGTGTGCAGCAAGCATGCTCACCAAAGCAAGACCAATGGATTCTACGTAGAAAGCGGAAAGCTGCTTATCAGAGAATGGCAAACGAGATATGATCTAGTTGATGAGACTATTCTTAATGCTGGCGACTATTGTATAGTGCCACCAGGCGTATACCATCAGTTCGAAGTACTAGAAGACTGTGTTGCATTTGAGCTGTATTATGCTGAGCTTATCGGTGATGATATTGTAAGAGAAACGGTAGGGTTTAACAAATGATCACAATTTATACAAGGGCTGGGTGTCGCTATTGTGATCTATCAAAGTCGCTATTGGATCTACATCGCGTACCATACAACGAGCTTTCGCTTGATACTGACATTACAGTGGAGCAGTTGAAGTCACTAGTGCCAGGCGCGCGCAGCGTTCCACAGATTATGGACGATGGTTTGCATATTGGTGGCTATAAAGAACTCGCAAGATACCTAGAGCAAAATGGACAATAGGTGGTATTATATTAAACACGGTTTCCCTGTTGATCTATGCGACTATATCGTAGACAATGCTACTGACCTACAAGATGCACAGATAGGTAACGATGGATATGGCCGTGTCGATAAACATTCCCGTAATGCTCGAACCTGTTTTCTTGATCGCGGTGGTATGTTCGAACGAGTATACCACACCCTTTATGATTTAATGAATGAAAGCAATCGTAATATGTTCAAGACGTTTATCTATAACATTAACGACATACAGTTTACCAAGTATGAAAAAGATGGCATTCATGATTGGCACAAGGATCAATCGCGTACTGACGATAGCACCATACGAAAAATATCTGCTATTGTTCAGCTGAGCAATCCGTCAGATTACAAAGGAGGCGAACTACAGTTTAAAGATCAATCTAATTGTAGTGAGTTTATTAACAAAGGCGATGTGCTATTTTTTCCCTCTAACTATGTACATAGAGTGAGCAAGGTTACAGAAGGTATACGGTATAGTTTAGTTGGATGGTTTACTGGTCCACAATTTTTACGAGGATAATATGAGTACAAAATTAAAGTTTGTTAACAATGAACCAGAATCACAGATGGTATCTGAAGGAGACGAATTTTCATTTGGAGTTACTACCGATGAACTGTCTCAAAATGCCATGGGTGGCACTGAGATGATGAAGCACGGTGTATATGATCGCCTTGATCCTAACTTACGTGACAAAGTACAAATTATTTGTAGTCGAGTGCGAGAGGTCGATAGCGACCGACCAACAATTCTTTGGTTGCATGATATGTTTAATGATCCAGAATCCAATCATCTTGCAGATCCTAAACAAAGAGAAAGATTTGCAAAGCTGGTTTTTGTTAGCAACTTTCAGAAGACACAATATGAGCTAGCATATGGATTGAAGCCAAGTGAAGGGCTGATCTTGCGCAACTGTATTGAACCAATTGAGTATCATCAAAAACCAGATCCGCAGCAAGGAATTAATTTAATTTACCACACTACTCCCCACCGCGGTCTTGATATCTTAGTTCCTGTATTTGAAGAGTTGTGCAATCACTATGACAACCTGACGCTGGATGTATATTCTAGCTTTAACATCTATGGGTGGGGTGAGCGCGATGCCGACTATGAACATTTGTTTGAAAGGTGTCGCGAGCATCCAAACATCAACTACCACGGATATCAACCCAATGAAGTGGTGCGTGAAGCGTTAAAGAAAGCTCATATTTTTGCTTTCCCTTCAATCTGGCCAGAAACATCATGCATCGCTGCCATGGAAGCTATGAGTGCTGGGTGTTGCATCGTACATCCTGACTTCGCAGCGCTACCAGAAACCTTGGCTGGTTTTGGGTTGTCATACTCAATGCACGAAGACCCAAATGTACATGCTAACATTTTTATACAAGTACTTGCTGCGGCCATTCAAAAAGTTGGAACAGCTGCAATGGACAACCGTATGGAATTCCAAAAAACTTATGCTGATGCGTTCTATGGATGGGATACGCGGATTCAACAATGGAATAGCTTGTTAATGTCCGTATCTCAGGATGACACATAAATATGTTAATGGGCAATATAATTAATTTTCCTAGTAACCTTGATGGTCCAGTAAAACAGGACCACCCTGACTTCTATGAACAAGAAGTTCAAAAAGCATTTATTGAGGATTTCATAGAGAGGTTTGGCCACGGGTTAGCGGGCGAGCTTAACCGCAATGGTTTCGACGTCGATCATGATGAGTTTATTTTAAGATATATGTACGCCCTTGAAGTTTTAAAATCAGTGCTATATCATAATAAGAAAATAGATCACGTACTTAGCAAGATGATACTTAAACAATCTAAGAAATATTTTGAAGCGATGGAAAACAATGAATAAATCAATTTATGAAACTTTATTATCCGTAGCAAAGAAGGACGGTAACAGAGCTAGGTCAGACGAGCTGGCTAAGTATCAAAATGATTTTCCTATTAAGGTGATCCTTGATCTCATCTACAACCCCAATATTAAGTTTTTGCTTCCGGAAACCGATCCCCCATACACTCCAGTCGATAAAGCATTCGATGTCCAAAATGTACTCAAGCGAGACGTTCGTAAGTTAAAATACTTTTTAAACTTACCGGATGGCGAACAGCTCCGTCCGTTTAAGCGCGAGCAGCTGTTTATTGAAATGTTAGAATCGATCGATTCTAATGATGCTAAGTTACTTCTTGCTGTAAAGAACAAGAAGATGCCGGCTGAGCTCAAAGACATCACTGAGAGTGTAGTACGCAAGGCGTTCCCGGGGATTGAAGAGAAATGGAATCAGTAGCATTTATTATTGGTAACGGTTCAAGCCGTGACAAGTTTGATCTTAACAAGCTAAAGGGTAACGGAACAATATACGGTTGCAACGCACTATACCGTGATTTTGACTGTGACTATCTTGTAGCAATCGATCCCCCTATTATTGAGGAGATTGAAGCTAGTAACTTTCCTAAAGATAGATTTATTGTTCCTCCTTTAGAAGAACAGTTCGAAGACCCTCAATACAACCCATACTCCAGATTCAGATCGAATGCTGGAGTTAACGCTATGCTTGAAGCTATCAAGGCAAAGCATAATGTATTGTATTGCTTGGGCTTTGACTTTATGTTAAAGTCTCCGAAGATGGCACTAGGAAATTTATATGATGGTACCAATGCTTACGGAATTGAAACGCGTTCGCGCTATGTTGATAATCTAAATAGAGTAAAGTACATGCAGTTTATAGCTCGCAAGTACAGCAAGGTAAAGTTTAAGTTTGTCGTTCCTAAGTTCGGCAACAAAGATGAGTACCATAATTTAAATGCAAAAAATGTGTTTGGTGTGTTCTACGATTCATTTGAGCAGTCTCTTAACCAGCAAGTGGCGGAGGCTGTAGTAGGATAGTGCCGACTTATACTTTCAAAGATACTCAAACCAACGAATACTTCGAAGAAATCATGACGTATGATGAGAAGGTTCGTTTCCTCGAAGACTGTCCCTGGATTAAAAGTGTGCTCGATGGCATTAACATCGTGGCAGGGGTCGGTTTGGATTCAAGAATTAAGAATGATGGTGGATGGAATGAGAACCTTCAGCGTATAGCCGAAGCCCATCCTACAAGTGACTTAGCTAATCGTTATGTTAGAAAGACAGCGAAAGAAGCCAAGACTGAAAGCGCTGTAGCGAAATGGAGGAAAACCCGTCAACTAACAACATAGAGGTACGAAATGTCTGATCTCGGTTTAGCTTATCAAGACTATGATTTTTATGAAGATCTGTTTGACAAGCCAAAAAAACTAAAACGAAAAAGGGAACCGATACAAAAATTTCAATTAAAGCTAAGGGACGTTGCACCTAAGACACCCAATCAACAATTAGCTTACCAGCTATTCGAGCAAAATCGAAATCTGGTACTTCACGGGATGGCCGGCACCGGTAAGACATTCATCACACTATACCTCGCGTTACAAAGACTGTTCACTAACAGTTATCAAAACAAAGTAGTTATTGTTAGATCCGTAGTTCCTACCAGAGAGATGGGTTTCCTTCCTGGTAGCGACAAGGAGAAAATGAAAACTTACGAAGCTCCTTATCACTCAATGTGTATCGATCTGTTTGGTAGAGGGGATGCGTATGAGATTCTCAAAACCAAAAATCAAATTGAGTTTATCAGTACTTCCTTCCTAAGGGGTACCACTATAGACGACAGTATTATTGTTGTTGATGAAGCTCAGAACTTGACCTTTCATGAACTTGATAGTATAATTACGAGAGTTGGTATTAATAGTCAGATAGTATTTTGTGGTGACAGCAGTCAAACTGACTTAGACAAGCCTTGGGACAAATCTGGTTTAGACCAGTTCATGGATATCCTTCAGCACGTCGAATCGTTTGATCATGTGGACTTTGGTTATGATGACATTGTGAGATCTGGATTGGTACGAGACTATATTATAGCTAAAGATGGATATATGAATGACAAACTTCACACACGTACTGACTCCGGATATCACTGAGCTCAATACTCAGACAATAGACGGACAGCGATTATACGAAACACCGGATGGTAAACTTTATCCGTCCGTCACTACTGTTCTCAAAGACTTATCAGCAGAAGGGATAGCAGCGTGGCGTGCTAGGGTTGGGAACGATGTTGCTAATCGAATCTCTGCTCAAGCATCTGCTAGGGGCACTGCCGTACACAAGTTATGTGAGGACTACATTAACAATGACCCCGACTATCTCGATGGGCATATGCCTGCTAACGTCGCGACGTTCAATACTCTCAAAGGATTACTCGATAAGCACCTCGACAACGTAGTGATGCAAGAGGTACCACTGTACTCGCACTATTTAGAAGTTGGCGGCCGCGTTGACTGTATCGGCGAGTGGGATGGTAAACTATCTGTAATTGACTTCAAAACTTCTAAACGTCGCAAACGTAAAGATCATATTGGTGGATACTTCATGCAAGCATCTGCATACTGCGTTATGTATGAAGAGCTGACGAAAGTTCCTATCACACAAACAGTTATCCTAATGTCCGTTGATAATGACCACCCACTGATCTACAAAGGTCACAGAGACGAATATATCGATCAGTTCATGAAACAACGCGCAAGTTACCGCGACAAATACGGGCGTTGACCTAATCAGCAAATTCTAAGATAGTACCCGACATATAGGTACGGGTTGTTTGCTATGGCTAATCATGTGTCAAGTTACTGTAGGGTGAAGGCTAACAAAGCTGGTCTTACTCGCTTCAAGCAGATTATGAGTCGTCTTGATCTGGACGACGATCCTTATGAGAAAAGTTTAGGGTTTATCTTTTGGGACTCCATCGATGATTTTCATGGCGGTGATATGATTGATCGTGTTGGTGCTAAGTGGGCTTATGCAACAGACATTCAAGAAGATGCGTTTGGTGCATACTCTGCTTGGAGCTACATCGAAGTGTTTTATGACTACCTGTCAAAAGAAATCGGTAAGGCCGATTCGAATGCAACTTTGATTGTAAACTACGAAGATGAGATGCCTAACTTTATTGGTGTGTCAGTTTTCGATTGTTATGGTCTTCAAGAAAACGTAGAGATTGATAGCGACGAGCTCGATCAGTATATTCGAGACAACGATGCTGAGATTGCTGCTGAGTACGACGAAGACGAGAATGAGTATTCTGATCTAGGTGAAGAGTACTTGAGTGAGTCTAAGTGGGATTACATTTCTACTTGGCAGCATCAAACGTTGTTGGAGGTCGCCGGTGCCGATTATCTCTACTAGTACAAGTTACGACTATACGGGACGTAAGCGTAAGAAGTCAAAGCCTAAGGGTGAGGTGTACAAGAAGTATAGGGTCGATCGTAAGAACGCTCCCGCGTACATTCCGCCTTCAACCTTTCGTAGAGATGAGGGTGTGGTGTACAAGTCTGCTGACGATGGCTCGTGTAATACTGCCAAGGCTAACACTAACGTATACACCGGTGAGCAGAAGCTGCTTGGTATTAGCACTTTACATAAGTCCTGCTTGCAACCGGTGTTTGACAAACAGACTGCTATTGACAATGCTAAGATGAGGCGTAACTAATGTTTGATTATTTGAAGCACGTTGGTACTTTCATTGAGCATATCGAGAAGGCGTTGTTGCTTTTTATTGTAATAGGTACGGTATGGGCAGCTGGTTTCGACATTATTCATATGTTTGGCACTCAGGGCAAGATGGCACTAGCCGATTTGTTTATGCTGTTTATTTACGCTGAGATTCTTGGGATGGTAGGTGCGTTCTATACCAGTCACAGAATTCCAGTAACGCTACCTCTGATTATTGCAATGACTGCATTGACTAGAATGATCCTACTTCAAACTAAGGGTGACGAGCCTCTCAACATTTTGTTTGAGAGCATGGGTATATTAGTATTGGCTATCAGCGCTCTTATCATGAGTTACAAAGATAAACTTAGTTTACATAAAAAGGAAAAGTATGGACTTACGAGAGAAGATTAATAATCGCCTCGACACCCTTCAAGCAATGTTGGAGAACAACGAACACCTAGATAATCCACAGAAGGCTATCGATTTAACATATCGCATTAGTCCCTTCTGGAGCATTTTGTCTGAGGAAGACAGAGATTATGTTCAGTGTGCTCAACATGCCATAGAAGATCAAACACCTTGGGGGAAACCATGACAAAAGAACGAATGAGGGATTTGTTAATTGTTGGTATGCTTCCATTTTTGGTAGTTGCCCATGTTACTATTGATTGGAGTTTTTTAAGTCCGTCGTCAGGGTTGGAACGTAAATGTGATATTGTCCATGTCAATGCACCAACGTATCGACATCGATGTGAGGTATTTGAGTCTCGGGATTGACCTC